TGCTATAAACAAAGCTAGACCTCCTGTTAGCAAGAAGTTTGATGCGTTGGATTTTCTAGAAAACAAAACAGTTAAATCTGTATCAAAAACAACCAAAAGAGTTATCTCTTGGGTAACTGGACAAAAAATATAAAAAAGTTCTTGCATTGTATATATTTATCTTTGTATATTCACCACCAAAAAGGTAGGTGTATCTATTTCTAGTATACGAGAGTTAGAAAAGAACGAAGTACAGAAGTCGGAAGTAAACAGACAGCTATGGAGAATGTGGAGAGATGCTAGGTCTGAATGGGATGTAGAAGCTAGAGACTCTGTAGACTTTTTTCTAGGTAATCATTATTCACAAGAAGAATCAGATGCGTTAAGAGCAGTTGGTCAAGGTGATTTTGTTATTGACCGTGTATATGCGGCAATAGAAAAACTAAAATCATTGTTGACTTCTAGGTCTCCTAAGTATAGTGCAGTAGGTAGAGAAGACTCAGACAGTAGAATATCTAATGTTTGGAGAACTATACTTGAGTATATATGGGATATATCGGATGGAGATACTCAATTCAAGCAAGCTGTTCATGATTATGCTACTGCAGGTATGGGTTACTTGTATGCGTATATTGACCCTGAAGCTGATTATGGAAGAGGTGAAGTTAAGTATACTTATGTAGACCCATTTAGAGTTTATGTAGACCCTGCCTCAAGACATCGTTATGCAGACGATGCATCTGGTATTATATTATCTACCATCCTAACTGAAGACCAACTTGTAAACATGTATCCACAAGTTGAACCTTTTTTACAAGACCTAGAAACATATTACGATGAAGAAGATTATCCTGAGTCAGGAAGAAAAAACTCTTCTCAATCTTTTACTCCAGATGTTACATATGAATCAGAATACAACAGGGTTAATAAGTATAGAATACTAGAAAGATTCATGAAAGTAAAAGTACCTTTTTATAGGGTATTTAACAAACAAGATGGTTCAGAGGTTATACTAGATGTTGATAAGTATAATCAGTTTATTGAATCAGAGAATGCTCAGTTGCTAATTCAGGCTGAGATGGTAGAGATAGTAGAGGTAACTCAAACAAGAATTAAAGTTTGTGCAACTGCAGGTAACATTCTTTTGTACGAACAGATATTGAATACAGACATATATCCGATTATACCAGTTCCTAATATTTGGACAGGTACACCTTATCCAAAGTCAGATATATCAAAAGTAAAAGATTCACAAAGACTTTTAAATAAGCTTTTCTCTCTCACTCTCTCACATGCTCAAGCCTCTGCTGGACTAAAGCTTATGGTTCCAGAGGGGAGCGTAGATGATTTGGGGCAGTTGGAGCAGGATTGGGCTAGACCTAATGCTGTCATACCTTATAACCCTGAGTTCGGTGCACCTCATTTCCCTGCCCCACAATCATTGTCAGGAGAGTTTTATAATTTAATGAGTAGAATAGAGCACTATATAGATTTAAGTTTTGGTATCCCAGAGTTGATGCAGGGTTTTAGAGAATCAGCTCCAGAAACAGTTCGTGGTACTGCAATGCTTGCTGAAATGGGCGAGACTCGTGGCAAGTCTAAGTTAAGGGATATTGAAGGAAGTTTGACAAGGTTAGGTAAAAGTTTATACAACCTAGCCAAGGGTCATTATACTTACTCCAAGACATTTAGAATCGTACAGCCAAACAATGATATTACTCAGTTTACGGTAAATATGTATGATGATAAAAGTCAGGAAATTAATGCCATCACAAACAACATCACGGTGGGGCATTATGATGTGAGAATCATATCCGGTTCAACTCTACCCTCAAATAGAATGGCTGAGTATCAGCTTTACCTTGAGGCGTTTAGAATGAATCTGGTAGACGATGTCGAGGTTTTAAAGAAAACTGAAATCTTTGACAAAGAAGGTGTCTTACAGCGAAAGGGCCAAATGGCTCAGATGCAATCTTATATCAAACAACTCGAAAGCCAAGTTAAGAAACTTAGTGGAGACCTCCAGACTGCAGAGCGTGAAACGCTTAATTCAAGAAAGAGGGCTGAAACTGAGAAGTTCAAGAGCAGGCTTAATGAAATCAAAAATGATACCAAGTTTAAAACTAAGGTTCAAGTTGATAATCTAAAAAGAATTGTTGATTCAGAAACACAGGCTGTAAGCTAATGAAAACAGAAGTAGTGGGAACAATTCCCGGTTCTGCTTTTACAGACATCTTTAATTAGGTGATGCTAACTAAAAGAAATCGAGGAATATAATGGATAACACTATGCACGAAAATACCACAATAGAAGGCGTGGAAGGCGAAGTTTTAGAACAAGTTGTTGAGCCAGAACAGGTAGGAGGAGAAGCTCCAGCACCTGCAGGAGAAGAAGTTGTAGATGAGGCTAAGAAGTTTCAATCAATGTATGACAAGAAATCTGCTGATTATGATAAGCTTAATAACGAAGTCGAGGAGCTTCGTAAGTATCAACAGTTGGGAAAAGTTTTACAAGACAGACCCGATGTTGTTGAGGCTATGAGAAACACACTTAGTGGTAATACGGCTAGTAAGCAAGAAGAACCAAAGGTTGCAGAAGATTCTTTTGACCCTTGGGAAGCTTATTACAAGCCGGGTTCTCCCTCTTATGAGATGAGGGTGCAACAAGAAAAGGCTGTTGCTCAGCAAGCTGTTCAAGAACAGATGGCAGGGTTTCAGCAACAAATGGCAATTAACAACCTAAAGCAAGACCTAGCTAGTAAGCATGGCATTACAGACCCGAATATGGCTGATGATTTTATACAGTTTGCAACGACACCAAGAGAAGAACTTCCTTTGGACTTGTTGGTTGATGTGTACAGAAAGCATAAAGGTGGAGAAGAAAAAGTATCGCCAAACTTAGAAGCTGTTCAAAAGACTAAGACCATTCCAACTACGGCTGGTGTGGTTCAAGGTTCTGCTCCTGAACAACCTAATGAATTAGAGGATGTTTGGAAAGGTGTTATGAGCATTTCAAATAGAAAACAAATATAACAAGGAGCCCTAAATGGCAAATTACAATCAAGGAATTGTGAATGTTGGCGACCCGGGTGCGGCCTCTTCAGGCTTTCACACTCGTAGACTGTTCAATTTCTCAGACCGTGTAGCGGAGTTGGCCCCAGATGAATCACCTTTTTTCGTGTATCTCTCTAAGGTAGCCAAAGTTCCTACGGATGACCCTCAATTCCGATATTTAGAAGATAGAACTAAGATTTCTATGACAGACAGAAGCTTCGTACTTGACGGAGCTCATTCAATTCCTGCGGCTGGTTCTAGTATTACATACACAGTTGAAGAATCAGCAGGTAGTGAAACCTCAGTAGACTTCCTAATTAAAGGAATGGTTTTTGCTGTAGGTTACTCAGAGTCTAATTCTCCTGAAACAATCATAGTAAGAATAGAGTCAGCACCTGTAGATAATGGTTCTGATACCAGCTTTGTTGGTAAAACTATTTCAGCTATTGATGGAGCAGAAACAGGTGGGGATGAAACAAAGTGTCAAGTTATTGGTACATCTTTTGTTGAAGGTTCTGGAGCCCCAGATGTATTTTCAGAAGAGTTAACAAGCGATTCTGGATTAACTCAGATATTTAAAACAGCTTGTGAAATGTCTAATACAGCAAGAGCAACTCGTTATCGTGGATACGCAGATGAGTTCCAAAGAATTTGGAATCTTAAATTGCGTGAGCACAAAGTAGATATTGAGCGTGCTATGTTGTTTGGACAGCAGGCAACTGTTGGAGGTATTCAGTATACTGAAGGTATTGCAGGGCACATTATCAAGAATGGTACAGCAGTAGTAGATGACTCAGCTTTGTCTTATTCTTCAGGTGCACCTTACTTCAGGTCTGCGGCAACTTCTGAATTAACTTACGACAGAATACTATCTGACTTTGAAGTAGTATATGACCCTGCTCGTGGTGGTTCTGATGCAAAATTAGCTCTTGCTAGTTTACCTGTAATTACATTTTTCAATAAGCTTGGTTCAACTTCTTTCGTTGACCAGTCTGTTGCTAACGAACTTCGTTACAATATTGAGAAATCAGTAGGTTCCTTTGGACATACTGTATTGCAAGTAGAAACTATTCACGGTACAATGAATCTAGTTAAAGAGCCTCTATTCAGAGGATTCTCTTCTGGTTTCTTATGTATGGTTGATATGGATAATGTAGCTTACAGACCATTGGTAGGTAATGGAGTTAATCGTGATACTCAAATCATGACTAATGTTCAGTCTGCTGATGAAGACCTTCGTAAAGATATGATTTTAACAGAGGCTGGATTGGAAGTTTCTCTTCCTGAAAGTCACTACTTAATCAACTTAGAAGGAGTTTAATAATGGGTAGATCAAGTTACTTAGAACAGAATAGTGGTGCAAGTAAATTAAAGCTTAAGGTTGAAAATGTAACTGCGGCTAGAACATTAACAGCTAATGATTCTGGTAAAATCTTTACATTAGACCAAGATGCTTCATTTGACATTACTCTTCCAACTGCGGCTAATGCTGGAGCTGGATGGCATGCTAAGTTTATCTTAACCGATGCTGGTAGTGGAACAGTTAAAGTTATTCCAGATTCATCTGAAGATACTTTAATTGGTATGATTGCATCTGCAGATGGTGCGGCCGCTGAATCAGCAGAGTCTGGAGTTGATGAACTCGTATGGGTTGCTTCAACTGCGGCTCCCGGTGATTGGGCTGAACTAATGTGCGATGGCAACAACTATTATGTGCATGGTCAAGAGCATGACGCTGACCATATGACATTGTCATAAACTGAATAAATAAAGTTAAGCAGTAATTAGAACTGTGGGGGTTATCGTATAAAGGGTAGCCCCCGAATCTAAAAAGGAATAATATGAATTGTGTACATTGTAAAAAACCAAACCCTGAAAGATGGTTCTACTGCAGAGCTTGTGGTAAGAAAGCATCTGAAGCTATATTTACAACTAACTTATATATGATGAGTGAAGCTGGGAAGAGAAGTGACATAGAATTTTCTGAAGTTAGTATGGATAGCCATATAGACCAGATGAAGAAAGAAAAAACAAAGAAGTTAAACAATGTGTGGAAAGAAAGAGTAAGACAGGCAGGTGTTAATTAATGGCAACGTTTGAAGCACAAGTAGAAGGACTAACAAGTTTATCAATAGATGGTAGTAGTGCACCTACTCAAGCTGAGTTAACTCAGTTTTTAACTGATGGTGCGGCTGAGGTTATCAATGCGATGCCAAGGTCTTTGAAGTTTCTTTGTGCAACTGAAGATACATTTACAAGTACAGCAGTTGGTAGTGAAGCAGAAACCTTAGAGTCTAGTTCTGTTATATCAGTTACTAGAAACGATGGTACTATAGACCAGCCATGCAGAGAGATTCCTGCGTTGCTTAGAGGTAGGGCATCAGATAGTGACGATATGATAGCGGCTACAGCTACAGACCCTGTGTACTATGTTTACAATGGTAAGCTAAATGCTTTGCCTGCTTCAGGTAGTTGTAAGTATTTAGAGGTGAATAACCCAACAGTAGCTTTTGGAGATTCTTCTATAAGTAATTTTCCAGATGAGTATGAATACTTAGTACCATTGTACGCTTCTGTAAAAGCATTAAGTAATAAGTTAAATACCTTAATCAAATCAGATTTAAGTATATCTGCATCAGCACCAAGTGCACCTAGTTTAGCTACTGTTTCATATTCAGATGCTACAAATGCAGATGCAAGTGCTGTTGCAGTTAGCTCAGTTACCGCATCTTCTGTAACAAAAGCTGATATGGATGGGAATGTACCTTCTTATACCGCACCTGTTGTAGGTGGTGCAACTGAAGAGATTACAGCTACTATTACTGCAGGTACTTCTGGAACAGATGCTGACCAAATAGATGTTACTGACTGGTGGGAAGTTTTAGGCGATATGATTGAAACAGATGAAGATACAGAACTTGCTCAGTTGCAGTTAGGAAAACTTAATTCTTATATAGATGCTTATAGGTCTGCTTTGCAAAACCAATTAAATATATTTAACAAAGATAATGCTAGGTATCAAGCAAATGTTCAAGCTGAATTAGCAAAAAAACAAGCTGATTTACAGATAGCTTTAAGACAGGCTCAAATAGATGCGGCTGATGCACAGCAAGAATCTGCTCAGTCTACAGATGTGGCTAAGTTTAATAAAGCTCAAGACCAAGCATTAGCATTGCAAAACAAAGCTAATGGATTGCAAGCGACTATTCAAAATAACGATGATTTAGTACAAAAATTTTTAGCTGAATTAAATAAGTATAGTGCTCAAGTAAACTCAGAAGTACAAGCTTATGGACAAAATTTAGCAAACAATGCCCAAGCTTATCAAAATTATCTTCAGCAACAAGCTAAGTTGCAAGCTGATTATGATAAAGGCATACAACTTATGAGAGGTGGATAATGGCTAAGACAGTAGCAACTCTACCTACTTCACCATCTTTTACTTTAGTGGCTTTAAACACATCACCGTCTTCTAGTGTTACTGCGTTAAACACATCACCTTCATCAACTTTGGTAACATTAAACAGCTCTCCTTCTTTTAGTAGCGTATCTTTGCCTAGTTCTATAACATGGGTAATCCCCGGAACTTGGAATAGCTTTGATGCTAGAAACTGGGAAAGTATAACAAGTAACTGGGAGACAACTGGTATGTTAGGAGGAGATTCAACATAATGGCTGTAAACAGGCTAAATGTAAAAAAGATTATTAGTAGGGTAAGGCAGGTTTTTCCTGACGCACCTGAAACTTATATTATAAATTTAATTAACGAATGTTTAGTAGACCTTGGAAAGTATTCAACAAAGGTTGAGTATGCAAAGACAACTACAGTAGCAGACCAGCAATGGTATACATTAAGCGATGCTAACTCTGGTATTGATGTCAACAAAGTATTTAGAGTTGACTTCATGGATTCTAGTGGAGAGTATGTCAAGATACCAAGGTTATTAAATGGTGAAATATTAACGATGGACATAGACTGATGGCAAGTACTTATACTCATCCAGAACATAAGATTGCATACTTTGTAAAAGGCAATCATTTAGCTATAGTAACAACAAGAGGAGAAACATCTGGTACAACTCATTCTCTTGAAGGTCAGTACAAACCAATAGATGAAGCAGTAACAAATGGAGTTCTTATACATTACTATGCTGAGCCAGATTCTGTATCAGCTATTACAGATATTCCGGATGTAGACAATGTGTTTCATCCTGCTATCATAGACTTTGTAAAAGCAAAGCTATATGAAGATAAAGCAGGAAAGTCAAATGACCCAAACATATCTTCAGTAAGTATGAATTTAGCTAGTGTTCATCAAAGAAATTTTTTGGAATCCGTTAAGAAAAACGGTGCTAGGAAAAGAGAAAAGGTAGGTGGCACTAGGATGATATTACCACCAGACCTAACTTAAATCAACATGCCCATGAGAAAAGTCAAGCTCGGTAAGGCATAAGAAGGAGAAACAAGATGGCTAGTTCTATTAATAAATATTCAGTAGTAGAATCTCTCAATCAGATGATTTACGAGAGTGCAACTGCAGTAGCCGCTGTAGATGGCGGTAGCGGAGCAACAGGAGACCAAACATTATCAGAGTCACATACAGCTTTATATGTAGGCGTAGGTGGTGATGTAGTTCTTACTTTACAATCCGGTAGCGATGCAACTTTTAAAAATTTAGCAAGTGGTCAAATACTACCTGTTAAGTTTACTGCAATTAAAGCAACAAATACGACAGCAACTAATATGCTGGCATTGAAATAATGTTAGGCGGTATTAGAACTACTATAGTTAACTTTGCTCAGATGATAGCCGATATAGGCTGGGCTGGAGCAGAGGCTATACAGTTAAAATGGCAAGATGCAACAACTAATTGGGAAGATTACACAGGATAAATTATGGCAAGTTTAGCAGGTAACAGTATAGCGAGTAGTTACACCTCGCTTTTAAAATTAGATGGTAACACAGATTCAACTGTAGCTGGAGCAAGCGGAGCTGGAATACAGGTAAAAACTGGAGATAACGATGCAACTCCACTTTATTTAAATACAGATAGATTAGGGGTAGGAGGGTCGCCTTCTACAGATGTAGAATTTTTTAACACAACAAGCGATACGGCTTCACAGTTAGCTATAACTAGCCAATCTAGTGGCGGAAACGCTAGTGCTTTAATATTAAGGTCAAATAGAAATGATACAGTTGGAAGTCATACTGTAGTTACAAATGGTCAGTTTCTTGGTCAAATATTATTTCAAGGTTCAGATGGAACAGACTATGAGGATGCGGCTAGAATATTTGCAACAGTAGATGGTTCTCCAGCAGGTGATGCAACAGATATGCCGGGTGCATTGAACTTTGCAACAACTGCTGATGGCTCAGATTCAATGACGACTCACATGAAAATAGATAATGCTGGAAATGTTGGTATTGGTGGAGATGCTGTTACAAAATCTGGTACATTTGGAGATGCTACCACGCTTGGTGTTGTAGGTACAGATGGTTCTGGTAATGGCCCAAGTATTCAAGTTGCTGTAGATACCACAGCAGATGCAAGACCTATGTCATTAGTATTTTTTAATAAAAATAATGCAGATACAAGTGGGGCAACTGTAAAACATATTGCGGCTATAAGGTCGTTTACTTCGACTTCTGACTCTAATTTACATGATGATTCTGGTGGTGATTTAAGATTTTACACAAAACCTGAATCTGGTGATTATGGTGAACGCATGAGAATAGATAGCTCTGGTAATGTTGGTATTGGTTCTGATTCTCCCAATCAATTTGTAGAGATAAAAAGAGCTTCAAGAACAACAACTTTTGATGCTGGTGACTCAGATACTTGGGCAGATGTACTTGTAAGAAATCCACAAACACAACCAAACTCTGCAACAGGGATAGCTTTTCAATTAGATACTAATTACCACACAAATGGCTCAACAGGAATCTGTGCTGTGCATGGTACTGGTGATTATGAAGCAGATATGGTATTTGTAACGAGAGGAAATGGAGTTCCATCAAGTGAAAAAATGAGGTTGACATCTGCAGGTTTGCTTGGTCTTGGAGTTACACCTAATGCAGACACTCCACTTCATATTTTTACCAATAGCAGTAATACACAAACTATTTTCTTTGATAATGATGGCACAGGCAGAATGGACTTTGCCATGCGAAATGACAGAAGTACAGAAGGTAGTGCGTCACATAGTATATTTTTTGATGGTGCAGATGATGCTGGTAATAATGCAAGATATGCAACGATTGAAAATCATATTGTAGATAATACTAATGGAACAGAAGATGGTAAATTGGTATTTAGTACAATGGTCGCTGGAACTGATACTGAAACATTAAGTATTTCTGAAAGTAATATTGATGCTAATGCTAACTACATAGTAAACGAACAAGGCAGACAGAATCATGTAGCCAATACAATGTCCTCTCCATATTATAGATTTGATGGTACAAATGATAAAATAGAAGATTCTGATTTTGGAGGAGCAAACTTTAGTTCTCCAAGTGGTTCTATTAGTGTATGGGTAATGTCGCATGATAGAGACAACCCTTCTATTCAAGGTGTAGTAACAAATGGTTCAACAGGTACAGGAAGACATGATTTAACTATTAATAATAATAGATTTGAATATTCAGTTCATAACGGAAGCACTGTTTCTCAATTACATCATTCGGGTACAATAACAGAAAACATTTGGTATCATGTTGTTGTAACTCGTGAATATGATGGAACAGATACATTATTAAAAATGTATATTAACGGAGTATTAGATGCAAGTAGTACAGTATCCTCTTTTGTTCAAGATTCTTCTGTTAATCCTTTAATTATTGGATACTTAAATAGTGATAGATATTTTAATGGTCAGATAGCTTGTGTTCGAGTATGGAATCATATTCTTTC